GAGCTAGTCTCCGGGAGTTTGGGAGTTTGGCTAGCAAAACAAGTCGAAAAGCATCCGAACTTCAAAAAAGAAGTCGCATCCTGGCGCCAGTATTTTCACCGTCGCCCTGAAGAACAGGAGGCGGCATGAGCGTTCCGGCACGCATCACAAAAAAGTAAAGCCACACGCCGTAAAGAGCGTGAACGCAAAGCCCAAAATCGCACGGCTACGACCACCACAAAAACGGTCATCGACTACATCTTTGCTTTCATCAAGAGATTAAAGCTATGACATGGAACTATCCCGACGGCTTCGATCCTAGCTGCCTAGATCGGAAGTTTGATCTTGAATCTGATTCAGATGAATTGGCGAAGCAAATTCTAGAGAACAAAGGTCAAACAGCCGTCTGCACACTATTTGATGCCGTCGAATACCTCTACGACTTCTTCAACAACTCGCCGATACCACCAGCCTTCTTGGAAGAATTTGCCCAGAAGACCAACCACAAAATTAACAACCTTCGGTCTTAACTAGCAGACGACAAAACTATGACAGACCTAATCGACAACTCAAATTTCATCATTGCTCAGATTAAAGAGCGAGCAGCTAATACTCCACGGATCGTATCTCCACGCTCGCGGAGATTTACAAAAGAGTTCCGCGAAATCATCAAGGATGCTATCAACGCTGACATTCCCTTGCCCCGAATTGCCGAGATCTTATCGGTCAGCGTAACGCACCTGAAAAGGGTCCGCGATGAGATGCATGGCATCCCTCGGTCTGATCGAGGAGAACACTCACCGAGAGAGACCTGGAAGAGTTCTTTCAGAAAAATCAGAGAACTCATTCAGAGTAGCCATACAAACACCGTCCTAGAGGATTTTGGTAGGTACACGATAACGTGTTATGACGACAGAGGGTTGCAAATCGCTCGCCTTCTCGTTGATATGCCGAAAGAAGGTAATGAAACACTGGTATGCCTCATATCCGAGCATGGGAAAAAAGAATTTTTCTTCACTTATCCAGCTGTCAAAAAGTTCTTTGAAGACTATGTGAGTTAACCCATGAGTAAATCAATTTCTCAAATTGACTGGCTAAAAGAACGTCAAAAAGGCATCGGCGGGTCCGATGTCGCTGCGATTCTTGGCATGTCTCCTTGGCGCACTCCTTACCAAGTTTGGGAAGAGAAAACGACGCCAATAGATGAAACCGCAGCAGAAGATGATCGCCCTGCGCTTTACTGGGGACGTGTTCTGGAAGCACCTATTCGTCAGGCATATGCAGACAAAACGGGGCGCACGGTTACGAAGCCCGCAGAGGCATTTGTGAGCTCGAAATACCCTTTCATGCGCGCAAATCTTGACGGAATCGCTGATGACGGCCGGGTGGTTGAGTTCAAGACATCGTCTAAGTCTGATGGGTGGGGTGAGGTTGGAACAGATGAAATCCCCGACTACTACATGACGCAGGTTCAGCACTACCTTGCTGTTACGGGCGTCAAGACTGCTGACGTCGCAGTGCTGATCGGCGGAAACGACTTCAGGATCTATACGGTCGAAGCCGATGAAGAACTTCAAGCGTTGTTGATCGAGCGTGAAAGCGAATTCTGGGCATTGGTTGAGTCCAGGACTCCGCCTGACTTGACTTCAACAAAAGATGCAGCTCGACGTTAGCGCGTTGCGACGGCAAAAAAGGCTGTTGAAGCAACTGCTGGAGATGTCGTTGACGCATGGACCAAATTGTGCGCGATTAAAGAACAGAAGAGTCTGCTTGATGCGAAAGAAAAGACGTATCAACTGCGAATCATGGAGTTCATGCAGGATGCGGTTTCGCTGAAAAGGGACGGCAAAACGATTGCCTCATGGTCTGCTCCTAGCTCACGCAAAACCATCAATTCCAAGAAACTCAAAGAAAAGTTTCTTGACGTCTACAAAGCCTGCACGACGGAATCTGCGCCGTCTCGGGCGTTCCGAATTTACCCTGCAAAGGATTAAAAATCATGACCACTCAAATTGTTGAGCCGATCCCGGTAAAAACTGTCGTGAATCCCTTCACTGCAACTGGCGCTGAGGTATCGACACCTACTGCCAACAATCCCTTGGCTGCTACAGATCAAGCACGAGCGATTGCCGAGGTGCAAGCGGCGCTTGTGGTGGCACGCATGAACCCCCGCAACCCCATCGTTGCTATGGATCGCATTCTCAATGCGTGCAGTCGCCCTTCGCTGGCCAATTCAGCCGTTTACGTTTATACCCGTGGCAGCAATACTGTCAGCGGCCCCTCAATCAGACTCGCTGAAGCCCTTGCGCAAGCCTGGGGAAATATTCAATACGGCATCCGCGAGTTGTCGCAAAAGGATGGCGTTTCCACGGTAGCCGCTTTCGCGTGGGACGTAGAAACCAACACGCGACGCGAAGTGGTTTTTCAAGTCACATTGAAGCGCGATACAGGTAATGGCAGCTATCAGCTTACAAAGAATCGAGATATCTATGAACTCGTCGCAAATCAAGGTGCTCGTCGACTTCGCTCATGCATCCTGTCTGTTATTCCAGGCGATGTAACCGAAGCGGCGCTAAGTCAGTGCGAAGCTACTCAAAGAGCAAACGTTGACATGACGGCTGAGGGCATCAAAGGTCTTGTGGAGACTTTTGCTAAGTTTGGCGTATCCAAAAAGCAGCTTGAAGATCGTATTCAACGCCGCATAGACTCGATCCTTCCGGCACAAGTAGTCAACTTGCGCAACATCTACAGAAGTCTTCGAGATGGTGTGAGCACGCCCGAAGATTGGTTTGCTCCGGAAACTTCTGCAAATGCATCTGCAAAAAAAGGCGCAGCCGGACTTAAAGACAAGCTCAAGAAGAAAGCCGCGGTCCCCGCACCGTCTTCGACTGTTGAAACCACTGCCACCTCTTCCGAGGCGGTTGCAGCAACGCCGATCGCAGCTGACGATCAGCCTGATGCAGGATCTGATGAACCGGAGAGCGTGAATCCATCCGCCGATCTTTTCGGCGCTGCACCGGCCACTGGAATGCCGCCGGCTCCTCCTGCTGAAGAGGATCCGTGGCTCACAGAAATGAAGGCCGCCGAGGCTGCTCAAGCAGCAGGCGACTGAGCGCTTCAAATTTTCCGCCCTGCTACTTGAGGCGAACGTAATGACTTCCCGGGCGGCGGGGCGGATTCCTAATTGGGGAAATCGGGTGACGCAGATATTCCCGAGTTTCGCAGACCCTTCGGCGAAATCACACAAGGGCGGGCATCTGCATGGCAGGCAGGCATACGATGCCGACTCCAACCCGCCCTCCCCGATCCACATTCTGCAAAAGAAGACGCGCCGAAAGGCGCAAAGGCGAAATCATGGAAGAAGACGATATGTTCTCAGATGACCGCGATTTTCGCGTGACGCATAGAGTATTAGCACGCCGGGTAGGCGTTAAACCTGATGAGCTCCTGGATATGCTTGAAACCCTGGATATTTGTAGCCTAGGGTTGATCAAAATGCGCGGCGGCCTTTATTTTACTGAGAAGCAGGCGGAAATCATTGTTCATAACTTTGACTTCGTTCGCCGGATGCACGTGGACTACATCGCAGAAATGGCTCAAAAACGACTTCTTAATCGCGGGCTAGCAGGATTTACATTCTCAGAAGAGGGGATTTCTCAGTACGCTGCGGACATGGTTGACCTAGCGAATGATCTTAAAAAGATATCTAGAAAATATCGCGCCATCCCCACTGGTGGCTCGGTTAGCTTCTATAGGGAACCGCCCTCGCTTCGTAAAGACTTTCGAGAGATCGTCAAAGAAGCCATGTTCAAAGATAACAAACTGGTCAGAAAAAACAGGGATTCATTGCCACGGGATCTTTATCTCGCCTGAATTTCCGCAGCCCCGCTCCGCGCGGGGCGCATTGAAGGACGCCTCAATCCGGGGCGCCGCTCAATACGAATTAACACCAGAAGCAGAAATCATGGAACTTAACGAAATCGACCCAATGGAGCTCCTCGGCCTCCCCCGGCGTGCACAATTGGTGCTGGCGCTGACGCCCGCCGAGACCGGAACCGACCGCCCATTCATCATCGCCAGATCGGACCCCGGCTTCGCCTTCTGCTCGCTCTCCCCATCCTTTTTCAATATTCATTTTTGAGCGCCTTGTTCTTCTTGGTACAGCATACCCGCCGTTGCATGGCGCTCAGCAATGGTTTCGTTGGATCAAGGATATGGTGAAGGTAGATGATATCTATCACTAAGGGAATGCTGTAATCGTCATGTTTTTTCTTGATTTTCCTAAAGAGTTAGATAGGGCATCATGGTATACGCGATTAGCCACAATGTCGGCCGCCCTAACGAGAGTATTTGTTTTGGAATCAACCAGCGAGAGAGTAACTTGTTGAATGTTGCGAAAAATTGGCGGATGCCATTTTGTCCATTCAAAGTTGAATGTTCCAAACTTGAACTCTTGCTCTAAGGATTCCCGTAATTCGTATCGTCCATCAGTAGCAGTAGCATGCTCATCTACGCAAACAGACAGACAAGTCACATCATCGGCATTTAACAGGTTGTTCGCTATTAATGCTTGAAACTTTCTTTTCAGCGAAATCTTGTATACGTAATCGAGATATCTTTGTTTGCTCTTTTTGTTTGCAAAGATATTTACGTTTACCAGATTTTGGTGGACAACCCCTCCAAAAAGCTGCGTCCCGTTCAGGGAGCGAAACAATCTTGCCTTTGCTTTATTGCTTAGTACAGTAGCCTTCGCTTCATCAGAAGCCTGAAGATCCTCGTGTATCTTTACGTCCCGCTCAATAGATAAATACTTTCTTTGCAAATTCTCGCGCTCTTCGTTAGAGAAGAGGATTAATCCGCCGTATGTGTAGACAGAATTGTGAGCAACGTCAAAGACGCCGGATTCGTCGGAGGCAACAAAAATTTTCATGCAAAAACCACAAGCAAAAAAGAAGCCGCCAATTTCTATATAGGCGGCTTCTCCCCGAGGGGTGGCGTGCTTACAGCGCGCTTAAACGTTAATTCACTTAGCCTCGGTACACGGACTCCCGAAGGATCCGTAACCTCATTGTACGAAAAGTGACCCTCAACATCAAGTTAGTCAAGTTTGTCAAGTTTGTTAAATGTGTTCTGGTATGTGCTATGCTTCCCGTGTCAGCGCGAAAGCGGCGCTGATCGGGATTGGAACCCCGCTCAAATCAACAGGCGCACGGCCGCCTTATAGCGGCCTTTTTGATGTCTTGATCATCTGCGCAATTTTGCGCGCATGATCGGTCTCCTTTGCGGGAGAGGACTTGCAGGCACTCGTAAGAGTGGCCGTCACCTGTTGAGCGGTAGTTCCAACCTGCAAGCCCTCGCCCACCCACTTGGAACTGGGTGCGAGGTCTTTAAATCTCAGCAGGAGACAGCAATGGCTGAACTCGTTCTTTCAAACGCCTTTCGTATCGTCAAAGGGCACCCCGTCACATCTTCGCGCGAAGTTGCTTCGCACTTTGAAAAGCGTCACAACGACGTATTGAGAAGTATCCGCGACTTGCTTACAGCAAAACCTGCGCTTCACGCAAACTTTATTGAAGCCGAAGATCAAGTAGAAATTGGCAAGGGCGCTACCCGCACAACGCCAATCATCCTCATGGATCGCAAGGGATTCTCGCTCCTTGCGATGGGCTTCACCGGAGCTAAGGCGCTCGAATTCAAGTGCGCGTTCTACGATCAATTCGAACGAATGGAAGAAGCGCTGCGCAATCCACCGAAGCCCGAATACATTTCAGTTGAGCACCGTTGGGCGATTCAAAAAGCCGTCGGCAGAAAAGCGCGCGGGCAGTCGGTCAACTATCAGACTGTCTATCGCGCTCTGAAAGATCACTTCAAGGTTGAGAAATACACGCACATTCTCGAGGCTGACTTCGATGCAGCAATCGCCTTCATTGAGTCGTTGCCGCCGATGGAATTGCCTCCGTTGAACTCCCCCGCACCGAAACAGATATCTGCTGCGCCACAGAAGGAACCAAAAAAGTTCCTCGTCGATGAGAGGTACATGGAGCGTCAACGTACATTCATCTACTACGTGCGATACCTCTTCCGCGAAGAACTCGATCTTTTCATCGACTTCATGCGCCGCGTGGATTCACCGCGCGCCGGACAGTTCTGGGAAGCAGTTCACGGCATGCATCTGTCAACTGCTGAGCGCGATTTAGCAAAGCTCGGCTTCGACGTGAAGGAGCTTGACTGCTACAAGGCGCTGACCCGCTAAGCGAGCCGCATCACGCCGTAGAATGAGAAGGCCTCCGGAACGAAGCATGAACCGGAGGCCTGTAAACATCCTTAACGAGGACAACATGAATCATACCAAAAAACCTGAACCTCAGAAAGACGTCGAAACTCTACCCAATATCAGTGCCACTTCTGAAAAGCAGAACGTCGTCCTTTATGGCGAGCTTGGAAACGGCCCTATTGTTGAGGTGTTCATCCTGAATGAAACCATGTGGATGACGCAGCGCCAGATGGCCGAAGTTTTCAACGTTGACCGAAGCGTTATTGGCAAACACCTCAAGAACGTGTTTGAATCAGGCGAGCTAACACAAGATATGGTATGTGCAAAATTTGCACATACTGCCTCGGACGGTCGAATTTACGAGACAATGTTTTACTCGCTGGATGCAATCATATCTGTAGGCTATCGTGTAAATAGCACTCAGGCAACTCGGTTCCGCATTTGGGCAACACAAGTACTGAAGGAATACATCATCAAAGGGTTCGCCCTTGATGATGAACGTCTCAAACAGAGCAAAAAATTGTTCGGACAAGACTACTTCCGAGAGCTCCTTCAGCGAGTTCGATCAATCCGCGCCAGCGAGGCACAAATTTGGCGGCAGGTGACTGACATATTCATCGCCTGTAGCATCGACTACGACAAAGGATCGGAAACAGCAAGGAAGTTCTTCGCAAGAGTCCAAAATCTGTTTCACTTCGCCATCACTGGCCAGACTGCCGCAGAAATTGTCTACACTCATGCAGACCATAAAAAACCGCACATGGGTCTCACTACGTGGAATACGGCACCAGATGGACGGATTTTTAAGTCCGATGTTATTATTGCGAAAAACTATCTAACCAAAGAACAAATTAGTTCTCTTGAGCGCTCGGTCGGTTCATTTTTCGACTACATCGAAGGTCAGATCGAGCGGCATAAGACGTTCACTATGAGCACTCTTGCTGAGGCCGTTATACGATTCCTTGAGTTTAATGACTATCCAATATTGGATGGGAATGGAAAAGTTAGCAAGAAGCAGGCTGTTCGCAAAGCATCAGACGAATATGCAATTTTCAATCTGACGCAGAAGTACATCACTGACTTTGATAGGCAAATTCAAGACACTTCGAAGAATTTCAAAGAATAATTATCAACGCATACCACAAACCAAGGCCTCCGATTCGTCGGGGGCCTTTTCTTTTGGAGCATTCGCAATGAATGAACTCATTCCAATTCTGTTTGCCGATGTCGGCGGAGAACAGATCCAGACCTGCAACGCTCGCGAGCTTCACTCTTTCTTAGATGTTGGAAAAGATTTTTCAACCTGGATTAAAGATCGGATCAAGAAATACGATTTTATCGAAGGAGTTGATTTCGCAAAAATTGATTCCCCCGTTTCGGGGAATCAAAGGGGTGGGGACCGTCGATCGATCGAATACTACATATCGTTGTCGATGGCGAAAGAGCTGAGCATGGTCGAACGCAACGCCAAGGGCAAGGAGGCACGTCTTTACTTCATCGAATGCGAACGAGTTGCGAAGGAAGCGACCTCATTTGCTCTCCCAGACTTTACCAACCCGGCCATTGCCGCGCGGGAGTGGGCAAAGCAGTACGAGCTTCGACAGGCTCTTGAGCACAAAGTGAAGCAGGACGCCCCAAAGATCGATTTTGCCGAGGCGGTCACTGCATCAGATGCCGAACACACCATCACCGAAGCCGCCAAAGTGCTCAGCATTCGCCCTAGAAAGTTTTTCGACTGGCTTCGCGCGAACGGCTTTATCTATAAACAGGGCACGCAAGCCATGCAATTTTCGATCAACAAAGGGCTGATGGTGACTCGTTTCCATACGTTCAAGCACACCGATGGGGAACTCGACAAAAAAGCACATGCGCGGATAACCGGCAAGGGACTGTATTTCTTCTATCAACGCCTACGCCATGAAGGCTTGATCGAACGTAACCCCAATCTGGAACTAACTGCGTAATTCACTTTGAATCAGCAACTTTAAGGTGGTCAACCATGACACAAACAGAACAGCAACCGCTAAAGACTTGCGAATTTCTGCGGCCCGCCGAAGCAGCCAAATATCTACGCGTCTCACGTACAACAATTTGGCGCTGGGCTAGAGAACGACCTGACTTTCCAAAGCCCATTCGACTTAGCGCCACTATCGCCGCCTTTCGCAGAGCCGATATTGATGCTTTTGTTGCACGGATTGAGGCATGACGAGAATGGGAGGAACTAATCCTCCCAGCCCGCTTAAAGTTTTAATTTTGAAAAGCAGTATTGTCCCCACGCCTCCATCACCTGCCGTCGCTCTGGCTCTAACGTCGCGCGATTGTATGCCCCGCCATAATCATCCTGGAGCTTGTGCGCCATGCACAGTTCCACGGCCTCCTCATCAAAAAGTTTGCGATTTTCTCCGGTCTTCGTCCAAGTCTTAAAACTTGCACGAGAAGTTCCATGCTGCGTCGCAATCACCAATACCCCTTCCTTTTTAGATAGCACGGGATCAATCCATCCCTTTCCGCCACTTTGAAGACTTCGTTCGTGCAGTCGGGCAAAGACAACTCCCATTGCCGCATCAGAAAGTTCTCGTTTTTGGCGCGGCGAGGGAAAAATCAAATCAATACCTGGATATCGCGGCATCCCATTCAAGATCTGCAAGGCTGCCGCCGACAAAAACACTGTGTGATCCCCCCGTCCCTTTGTCTTGAAATTTGCATTTGGGATAGTCAATGTTCGCTCTTGGAAATTCACGTCTGACCATTTCGCAAGCCGCACCATCTTCGACCGCAGAGTCGTGAGAATAGCAAAGGCTGTCATCCTGTAAGACACTCGATCCGACGCCATCAATTCCACAAAGAAATCTGGAATCTCTTGATAATCAAGAGCCGGCAGATTTCGATTTTTTTTACGAGTGGCCTGCAGAGGTTCGAGAAGAACTCCTAGAACACCCTTAATGTCAGCAGGATTCTCTTGTACACAATACCCCCGAGCTTTAGCCCATCGGAAAAGATTAAAAACTGCAGATTTGCAATTCTCAGCGGTATCAGTTGTCGTCTGCCACAGCGGCCTCAGCAGATCGAATACCTGTTGAGGAGAGAGTTCGCCAATCGGTACAGCCCCGATTTTTGGGTTGATGTGATTGCGAAAATACGCGCGCATGACAGATTCCCCACGGATATTTGCAGCCCAATAGTTCGCCTGCACACGCTCCTGAATCCATTCCTCTGCACACACGGCAACGGTATATAGTTGTCGATCTCTTTCTCTTGCACTCTCATCAGATTCACGCTTGCGTCTCTCTGCTTCCTTTCGACGGTGTTCGACCGGAGAAATGCCGCGCTTAACCAACTCTGCATAAGCAGCGGCCCTTTCTCGCGCCACCTTCAAAGAGATTTCAGAGAGAGATCCAAGCGAGACCATCGAGCGGCGACCGTCAATCTGATAGCGATAGACAAAGTAGCGGTCACCAGTCTGAAGAACCTGAACAGAGAGTCCCGGAACACCACCGACAGCAGTCGTTCCCACTCGTGTAATTGCTGCGATCTCCTTCACGGAGAGTGGTCTGACGTTTTTTGGCAT